AAGCTCTACCATCTCTTCGAGGGTATCGCCCATAGATTATCGTTACCGATAATTATTTCTGGTAGCCTTGCTTGGGAGTGCCAGCAGTCGTATAGACGCTTGGCTTTTTCGAGCCAAGGTTAGGCTTGTTCCCCATGGTTTCACGGATCATTCCGCGAGTTGGCGAGCCGCCGCTTACGAGTTTAGGATCAGTTCCTTTTAGTGGTGTCATATTTTTGTTTGGTTGGTTGTTATGCTGAGTGGATTGCTACCCAATCCAATGTTGTTATTGTGGCCACATTGCTATCAATGATAGCTGTGAAACCAGAAATAGTTTGCGATCCAGTTTGGACTGCAAAAATTGGTGCTGAAGGTGTGCCAAAGGTAGTGGTAACAGGTGTGAATGCTACAGTATAATTAGTACTTGGCATAGCAGTTGAAAAGGTAACTGAAATAGTTTGATCGGCAGTAGTAAGGCCAGTGATCGTGCCTTGCCTTACTTGTGTAGTAGTAAGAACATCAACTTGATTCTGCAAGTTCAACAGATAATCATTGATTGTTTGAATCTGCTGTGGAGTGACATCTGCTAGTCCGGGGATATTCACAGTTCCACTCGCCAAAACAGTGTCAGTAAATTGCTGGAATATCTGAGTCCAGTTTCCAGTTGGGCAGAAGTCGTCTGGAACAGATGGAAAAATAAGTGCGGGTGATGAATCTTGATTGTCCATTACAATTTAATTAACGATATTGTATTCCCAATATTTTTCTTGGCAACACAAAAATGGTTCGCATTCTTGATTTTCTTCTGGGCAGTCACCAACTGGGGAATCATCGTTGTTTTTAATGTTCGCCATCAACCTTACTCGGTCAACTGTAGCTGCACCAATCAGATTGATTTTAATCTGAAACTCACTGCCCTCTACTGATGGGATACCCGCCAAGTCATTGCACTCACTTGGGTCTGGAGTGTTAAACTTGTAGCGTTTGTAGCGATTACCACCCCGCTGCGGGACACATTCAGTCACCACCGGAGAACATGGATTGCAGCCAAAAGTAGTAGGCACTTTAAGTTCCGACCAGCAAGGATTACTATCTGCGCGAAACTCAACGGAGCTTTCGACCTCTCCCTTAATCTCACTCATCCACATTTCTCCGCCAGTAATTTTTTTGCGGAGGAACTTGTTTGTTGCTCCGCTTCGGTTGAAATCATACCTGCCAGTAGTGAAGCAGGATTCAATCTGCCTTGTTCCGTCTGGGCCAAAGTCATCAGTTTGTTCTGATGTCATTTCATACAAACGATTCCTGTTGTCTTTATCAAATGAGAAAGCAAACCCACGTTTCTGTCCAGCTATCAACGCCGATAACATTTGAGTTGGTCGAATGCCAGTCCATAGCCCGTTCCAACGGAAAGAAAGTTGCGCGTCTGGTGATGGGCTTGCAGATTGATCTAAGTCCAACGCAATAATCCCGCGATGGTATCTATGCAAGCCCGGAGCTGATGTTCTTTTAATCTCAGGCGCAACTGTGCTTAATAGATAGTTGTCAAAAAACATGGTTGATGCAAATTGTCTAAGCCAAGGCGTGTCGCGCTCAACCCATTTGTTTACTTCCCGTGAAAGTTTACGAAGTGAGAAGTATCTATTAAACTCAGATTGAGTATTTGAATAAAACGCCCAACCATCGTGTGACCTAAACCAAAGCTCAGAGTTTACCAATCCCAAGTATGGACTTGTGCATCCGCGCCCAAGTAATGAGATGCGTTGGATGTTAGTTGTGTTCCATTGCGCTCTTGGGATTGATACATCCATTGCGAACGCTCCGTTGCCAGTTAAGACTACAAGCTGACCTTGGCCGCGAAGGTTCAGCCCAAGCTCTGGCATTACTTTCATGCCAGTTATGTTTCCCATCATGCTTGGAGTAGAAAACGCCCCTCCCAATTCCCAGTAAGTTATCTCAGTGAATCTACGAGTGTTGGTAGTATCAGTAAATCCAGCACCAAAAATAATATCTGATGCGTAGATTTGGTTGAATCTATCCGAAACAAAAACTCGGCCAAACGCATACTCCATGATCGTGCCAATCGGCATTTCTCGATTGAATGGATTTAGCCTTACTGCGTTTGTATTAAGATCGCCATTCCATGCAATCGGGTTTTGGTATCCGTTCTGGATGTATAGTTGATCTTCAGCCTGCACGAAAAAGGTGTGCATCAAACTTCCATCATTCCATGTCCACCCATCCGCGACTGGGAGTTTGTATGCGTAAGCAACATTGTTTACCATCTTCAGAAAGTAAATAACCCCCGCGACTGATATTACTATTCCATCAGCAGATTCGTATGTTGTCCTCCGATATGGATACGCGCCTTGGAAGTTGCCAGTCTGAATATCGTTTACGATAGTTTCTGATTGTCCAGTTCCCGCTACGATATTGATATTCCTGATACTTGGGCGAGTGCGGTTGATACCACCTCGGAAGGTTCGGTTCACCGATTCGGCTACATACATCTCAGGCAAATACGATGGATGCGTTGCAGCGTCTTGTGCTATAACACTTGTGAACCCATCAAAGACTGAACCTTCTGCTGGCATTATGTTTTGATAATGTAGTTCATCGCCACGTTTTGTGGGCGAGTTTCTGTTTGTCCATCAGATGCTATTACATGAGTATGAGCGACATTTGGCCCACCAGTTGTTCCAGAGTATGCGTGTGTATGGCGAGTGTTTGCGCCAGTTGTGCTTGTTGCGCCAAATGAAACGCCAGTGGGACTGCTGCCATTGCCACGAGTATTGGTAAATCCAGTGACAGTATAATCATGGAAGTGATCTGGTGAATCAACTCCAGTGGTTCCACTAAATGAATGTGTATGACCTACTGACTCTGTTCCTGTATTACCACTGTGATTATGAGATTTAAATGCGTCTGCTTGAGTGGTTCCAAATACACGGAGAGGGTCAATTCCTCTTCCATTGTCAAACCCACGAACAAACATTCCGCGAAGATCAGGCACAGCAAAGTTTGTTAGTCCATCTCCAGCACCATAGGTAATCCCAATAACAGAAAACAAATTAGGTTGTGGTGATGGATCAAGTGCCGCTCTACCATACAATGAACCATTGCAAAGAAGCCATCCAGAAGGCGCGGAGTTTGCAGCATATGGAACAATAGCTCCAGTTGGGATACCACCGGGAATCGTTGAGTTGAATTGGATGCCTCCACTCAATACCTGCAAGAAGTCTCCATTTACTCCGCTCGCAAGCGAAAATGAACTGCCAGTTTTTACAATAACTCCATCGCCTACTGGAAGCAGTGAGGCCAAATTACCGATCTTCCATTGAGTGCCATCCCAATAAGCCAAGAAGTTATCTCCCGTATCAGTAGGTTGCCATTGCCTAACAGTCCCATCCGCTAAAAGAACCATGATCTTAGGCGCAACATTGACTGCGTTAAGTTGCAGACTTGGTAACTTGATTGGTGCTGTCAGTGATCCACTCTTCCAAGCGACATCGTTGTTTTGGTCATACTGAAGCAAAGAAATTTCAGTTGGTTCCACCAATACCTTTTGGCAAGATGCGTTATCTTCTACTACAAGTTTGCGTCCGTCTGTAGTTGTTTCAAGTCCTTCACAGAATAAAGGAAACTCTGTGTCGCAAGGTGGGCAGTTTGTGCAGTCGCTCATGATGTTACGGATTTAATGATTGAAAAATTGATTACTGGTTGATCTATAGCAATTCCAAGAATTGATACAAGGTTGATTGTAAATGATGTTCCTGCAACTATTTTGCCCGGAACAATTATATATGTATTGGAACCACCAGAATATGATAAAGCAATAGTATCTGTTAATCCAATTGTAGTATTATTTACAGTAAATGAAACCCATGTATTCAATACAGGTGCAGCACTAACCAAGGTTATTGACCCGCAAATTTTGTTGATGGTTACTGGAGTTGTTCTTGAAGTTATCTGAGTGACAGTTCCTCCTGCACCAGTTGCGTATCCAACACCTGCTGATGGATCAGTGCTAACAATCCCGCCGACAACTTGAAGTTTTGCTGCTGGAGTTGGAGTTCCAATTCCTACGTTTCCTGCGCTTGTTACACGCATCTGTTCAGTATTGTTTGATTTTATGATGAGCGGATGCGCTGAAGATGTTCCTACTTCAGCCTGCGCGTTTTGTTCTGCGGTAAGATCGACCGATACTCCACCCTGAGTTGCGATATATGAAGATGATGCCGCTCCAGATGTATTGGTGTTATTGACCCTTACAGCAGTTTGCGCTGCCTGAGATTGAGATACGTCTAACTTTACTGCTGGAGAGTTAGTTCCGATACCCACACTTCCATTTGTGTTTGATTGGAGGTTCACGCTCGTTCCATCAATCTGAAGGATAGCTGAGTTAGTAAAAATCCTTGGTGTAGTTCCTGCGGCTTGGATACGAAGATCGTAGTCATCCGAGTTTGGATTTTTCAAATCCATGTAAACATTTCCTGTCCCGCCAACCTCAATACGAGTGTCGCCACTTGGGTTGTTCAAAAGCAACTCAGTTCCGCTAATAGAGGAAAATGCTACACCGCCAGTTGAATCTCTTTTAACAATTGTATTCGGAGTATTTGTGCTTACAGCTTGAGTGAACTTGATAAACCCATCCGTAACTATCGGAATACTACCCTCTGTTCCTACAAGACGCTTTTGGCAGAACAATGAATCCTCAACTACAAATGCTTTTGCTGTGCTTGTTGTTTCAAGCGGTTCACAAAATAATGGATAGTCTATTTCGCAAGGAGGCGCGGGAGTGCATGGAGTCATAAGGCTTTTAGTTTATTATAGTGCTTGCCAAGCTGTTCCATTCCACACAAACATAGCGTTCGATGTGGTATTGAAATACAATGCTCCAACAATTAAAGCATTACCAGAATTATCCAGTGTTGGTGCGGTTGCTTTTGCGCCCAAGTAAACAGTGTTGAATTGAGTAACTTGATCTGCTGCATATTGAGCTATGCGAGCATAGTATGCTGCGCGTTCGGCAATTGCATTCATCGCGTCCTCACTTGGGCCGCACGGGTTACATTTAGAACTTCTGGAATTTGAACAGCTCATAATATCGTTTACGATAATTTAATCAAGAAAACTTGCGTTGACAAGTGTTAAATTAGGATGCGCCCATTTTAACCAAGCGTTGGCTATGTCGTTTGGATCATCATACCAAGCACGAAGATTGATTGATTTCCAATATGAGTCCCACACATAGAGCTTATTTGCCCCAGTTGGGTAAAGGTAAACGCAGACCGCATGACCCCAGTCCTTCGTCTGTATTCGCAATACGCGAGCCTGTATGTCGTTTTTCTTGAGTGCTTGCGTCATTGCTATTGCTTCTGGAAGACAAGCGTTTTTGTAGCGTCCTGCAAACTCAGGCTCGGTTACTGGAAGCGAGGCGCATCCAGCAAGAACAAGTATAATGATACTAAGTAGGATTTTCATTTTGCTTCAATAAATACGGAATCGTCTTTTGGTTGTATCTACTCATTTCGGAATATACAAGATTAACAAATCCATCCCATTGTGCGGGGTAGATTGTTTGACATCCTTCGCTTGAAGTTGATTTGTAGCTGCCCTTGTGGATATTGATTGCTACTCCCATCGAGTCGCCTTCTTTGTCTCGCGCAACTGGCAGTTCTTCTTTTGCGTTAGCAGGTCGTAACGCTGGATAACCGCCTCCGGGTTTACTGATGCCATGATTGCCTTTGCGGAACCTATGAACGCCCGTTTTAAGCACCGCGATACCCTTCTTAAAAACAGAAGGATCGGTATTGGCGTTAAACGTAGCGTGAACAGAAGGGGATAGTAGAATGATCGCATCATCATAAATTCCCCTTTGGTTGCCTGACGGCTGAAAAGTTTCAGAGTAATATCCCCTAATCCCTACCAAAGCAACGCGATCTTCTATTCCTGCTTTGATGACCATTGCGAGAGTCTTTTCCTTCGCCTGCTGTGGTCTGGAATTAGGAACCATTATCCTTTGCGAATTACATTGATAAGCCCAACGAGGCCAAGTCCTACTACAAGAATTGCTTCTTGGAGTTCTGGTTCGATCTTCACTCCGACTGCCGTAGCAATCAAGATGAGGCCGCGCCATGTAGAATTTTCATTCAATTTTTCAAGTAGTGTTTCAATTATTTTTTTCATTTCTTTGTTCCTTTTGGTTCTGGAAGTTCGTATGTGAGTCTTCCGTAATCTGTTTCAAGCGATACTCCAAGCGTTGTGCAGCCCGTCAAAAATGCAAGCGCAAGAAATGTGAATGATACAAGAATCATGCCAAGTGCGATTTTTTCTGGTTTCATTTATTTTTGTCCCAATTTTTAGCAATTACAATTAACGATCCGACTCCGACTGCGATACCAACTAAAAGAGAAGCAATTCTTAACCATGCCTCTACTTCTGGCAAGAGTGAAATTCCAACAGATGTTGCTGTTGCGAGCATCCCCGCGATTCCTGCGTTAAATGAATGAGTGTCCATAATTTTAATATGAGAGTTCCGCCATCGCCGCGATGACAATTTTGTCGAATGAGAAAGGCGGCATAGCCCAATCGTTTCGTGGATTTTGATCTTGTGCAAAAATCGTTAAAATTCCTTGAAGGTAAGTATCTGTGGCACTTAATTCGGCACAAGTTTTGTTTGCGGAGGCGAGGTTGAGCCTCAAATAAAGAAGCGTCGGTTGGTAGTTGCTACCTAATCCAACGCTTTCGAGGTGTTCGATGGCGGTTACGAATGGCCGCAACACGGAAATATAATTCGACACGGCCTCTTCTACCTCTGCGCTCGTTGCAGTCGCAGGTAAAACCAACGGCGGACGGCTTGGGCTGTATTCGTCC